CCGTAAGTCGTCTGTTGTTGAGGACATCACCAATAATGATTACTTTGGTGAAATCGCTAACTTTGGCGATACTGTCCGAATCATTAAAGAGCCAGAGATCACGGTCAAAGAATATGCCCGTGGTTTGCAAGTTACTCCACAAGACCTTGATGACGAAGATTTTAGCCTTGTCGTAGACAAGTCAAATTACTTTGCTTTCAAGGTAGATGACATTGAAGAAGCACATTCTCATGTGAATTTTCAGTCGATGGCATCTGATCGTGCAGGTTATCGCTTGAAAGATCAGTATGACATGGAAGTTTTGGGTTACCTTTCAGGTTTTGCCCAGTCTTCACTTAGCTCTGTAGCCAGTACCGCTAATACTACGGTATCTGGAAGCAAGGCTGTTTCGACTGCTGGTTCAAATGAGTTGCTTTCTGCAATGCAGTTGAAGAAGGGTGATTTTGGTAGCATCACCACGACTTCGGCGGGTACGCATTCAATTCCGCTTGCCCCCCGTCTTCCCGGTGCTAGTGCTCTTCCGACTGCTACGGCATCTCCAAATATGGTTGTGGCTAGAATGGGTCGTTTGTTGGACACGCAGTTTGTGGACAAAGACGGTCGTTGGCTTGTTATATCGCCTCACTTCATGGAAGTTCTAATGGACGAAGACTCACGTTTTCTAAATTCAGACTTCGGTGAATCTGGTGCGCTTAGAAATGGGCTGGCTCTAAACAACTATTATGGCTTTAGGGTGTATGTTTCCAACAATCTACCTTCAGTAGGTACTGGTCCCGGTACAAGTGGTACTGCTAACCAGAACTCTAACTATGGTATTATTGTTGCGGGTCATGCTTCCGCTATTGCCACCGCAAGCCAGATCACGAAAACGGAATCGTATCGTGATCCTGATAGCTTTGCTGATATCGTGCGTGGTATGCACCTCTATGGTCGTAAAATTCTTCGGCCAGAAGCGGTTGTCAATGCCAAGTATAACGTAGCATAAGGAGGGGACGTTATGGCGACTTATGACTTAACAGCTAAAAGTACTACTGGCGTTTCCGCCGATTCTCTTGCTGCTGTACCATCTGCACGAAATGTAATGCATTTGGTAGAGGGCGTAGTGGATATTGATGCGCTCGTTGCTGCAGGCACATTTACTGCAGTTACGGATGGTGATATTTTCCAAGTTCTGGAAATACCTGCTCATCATCTTTCAATTGCTGCTGGTGCAGAAGTGATTAAAGCATTTAATGGCACTTCTCCAACTGTGGATATTGATATTGCTGCTGGCGATGATCTGTTTGACGGTATTGATGTATCTTCAACAGGTTTCTTAGCTTCTGCTTCTGACGATAGTGGCAATAAGCTAGGTTTCAGTGATGCCACTTCGACATCACAGGCCCCAGATATTTCAGTTTTTCTTACTGCTGCAGACACTATTGATGTAAAAGTTAATGCATCTTCTAGTGATGTAACACAAGGTAAACTTCGTATTTGGTTGGTCTGTTGTGATGTTACTGGCGTTGCAGACCATGTTGCTACAGTTGATCGTGATCAGCTTGATTAGTAGTTAAAGTACAGTGAGGGGGGCAATAAAAGTCCCTCTCACTAACTTTATAGAAAAGAGAATAGATGGCAAATTCATTTTTAACATACACCAATGATGCATTGGCTAAACTTAATGAAGTACAACTTACTTCAACAGACTTTGGTGATGCTCGTGGTATCCAAATACAAGTAAAGAATGCGGTCAATCAAGCTATTCGTTATATCAATCAACGAGAATTTGGTTGGCCTTTTAATGCTGCTGAAGCTAGTCAAACACTTACGGCAGGAGTAGTTAAATATTCTTTACCTTCAAATACAAAACATGTAGATTATGATACATTTAGAATTAGAAAAAGCGAGACTTTTGGTAATTCTACTCGCCATCTATCCTTCTTAGATTATAAAGAATATTTAGATTTATTTATTAAACAAGAAGATGACACAGTAACTACAACACTAAGTAGTGGAATTGATGATGATGATACTACAATTCCTGTATCTAGTACTTCATCGTTTGATTCTACAGGAACTATAATAATTAATTCTGAGAATATGACTTATACAGGAACAAGTTCTACAACATTTACTGGAGCTACAAGAGGCACAGAAGGTACTACTGCTGCCAGCCATTCAACTGGGGCTACCGTAGCTCAAATTGATGCAGGAGGAATACCTTCGCATGTATTCAGGCATCCAGATAATACATATGGTCTATGGCCTTTTCCAAATAGAGCATATACATTATCTTTTGATTATTACACACATCCTAGTGCAGACCTTTCTGCTCATAGTGATACTACTTCAATTCCAGATAGATTCGGTTACATTATTACAGATGGGGCTATTGCATACGCTTATCTGTACAGAAGTGAAGTACCTTTATATGAACGTAGTTTTGCCTTATTTGAAGGGGGTATAAAACATATGCAAACTTTACTTATTAACAGATATGATTACATACGATCTACTTATATTCCCAGATCAAGTAATTCTATTTATGCCTCTTCAGAAACTTTTTAACATAGGAGAAGATTAATGACGCAAGTACCACAAGGAAATAATATGTTCTGGGATGTGCAGTCGGTTGTAACTGTTGCCTCAACTGCAGCGGGAACAAATGTTTCAAATTATAATTTGGCAACAGTACACTTAAACGGTGAAATTTATGTTAACTTTGGTGCTTCTAGCACGGCTGCTATTAGCACTGCCAATGATATTAAATTAGCTGCTGGCTTACATTCACTTACTGTACCTAAACAGGCTGGTGATTCACAATATCTGAATTATCAACGAGTGGGCGGTACGGATGTAACCATGCGACTAGTGTTGTCATAAGGAGAAAGCTTATGTCTCTATTACAAGGACTTATAGATGAGAATGTCGATAGGCATACTAGAGATTTAGTTACTCTAACTGCAACTGCCTCAATAACTTCGGCGGATCATGCAGGTAGAACACTTCTTATGGGTGAAGTCGGCGGCGATGCCGCTGCTACTTTTACGCTTCCTGCTGCAACAGGTACAGGTAGCGTGTTTAACTTTGTTGTGTCTGTAGTAAATACTTCTAACTATTTAGTTAAAGTAGCAGATGCAACAGATACCATCGACGGTCAGATCATGATTACTGATGCAGATGGAACAGCAGCCACTTCATTTGTAACTGCTGCTGCTTCAGATACCATTACATTAAATGGTACGACTACTGGTGGGGGTGCGATTGGTGACTATGTTGAACTTATAGATATAGCATCTAATCAATATGCAGTAAGCGGTATGGTGACCTGTGCCGCAGGTTCTAATATCGCCACGATGTTTAGTGCTACTGTATCATAACTTAGCTAAAGAAAGGAATGAAAAATGGCTAGTTTTAAAATGACGCAAGGTGTATCTCGTGTCCCTGAAGATGTCTTTGTTGAAGATGGCATGACTGTAACTTCAGGTGGTCTAACGGTTACTGCAGGTGGCGTTACGGTTACTGCAGGTACTACCACTTTAGGAGGATCATTTATACGAGATTTAGTTACTCTAACAGCAACCGCAACATTGACAAACGCTGATCATGCAGGACGTATTCTGCTAATGGGTGAAGTCGGTGGCGATGCGGCAGCTACGTTTACGCTACCGGCGGCTACTGGTTCTGGTGCAGAATTTCAGTTTATCGTGTCTGTAGTAAATACATCCAACTATGTTATTAAAGTTGCTGATGCTACTGATACTATTGACGGTTCTGTTACTCTTCATCAAGATAGCGCCAATACGGTTGCTTCTTTTAATACTGCTGCTGATTCGGATACCATTACTATGAATGGTACGACTACTGGTGGTGTTTCTATTGGTGATGAAATTACACTTATTGATATTGCTACTAACCAGTACATAGTTAAGGGCATATTGACTGCAAGCGGTACGGAAGCTACTCCGTTTAGTGCTTCAGTATCATAATAATTAATAATGCATAGATACTTGCTCATCTGTACTTTAACCAATAGGTGAGCAAGTATTTTATGCTTTTAATAAAAAGGGCTAACACATGGCTGTAAGAATTGTAAATGCTGGTTCAGCCTTGTCTAGCACTAGTTTAACAACAGTATATACTTGCCC